GGCTTGACGATTGACCAGTTTGGTCGTTCTCCTAAGGAGGTCCATCCGTTGACCGTTGTGTTGGAGACGGGGTTAATTGGTCCGTCGGGAGTGATGTTTACTCCGCTTGCACTGTATTCAAAGCCAGTCGAATAGTTCTCGCTGACGATTGTCTCAGTGACCTTACTCGTTGTTTCTGTGTGACTCGTCATCGTGCCCTGCGTAAAGCTCGGGACGATAGGTGCGGCTGCCGCTGGCGCAGATAGAAACAGCAGCAGCAGCCAACGCATCACTCAACCTCGATGCTGAGCACGACTTGCCCGGTTGCGGTCGTTCCTGCACCGCCTGCTGTAATCGTCATTGCTCCGTCGGATGCAATCGTGCCGGCAAGGCTGCCTGCGACTCCTCCCGAAGTCGTCGTCGTGTTGCCGAGCATCGGCAGGCTAGTAACGACACCGCTGCTTACTGAGGTTGCGGTCGGGGTGGCATCACCCTCGATATAGGACTCGCTGTAGCTGAAGGCGTCGCCCGCTGTTGTGATGCTGTAGGCACCTGGCGTATAACCCACAGCAGAACCAGCAGTGAGAGTCCCGAGGACAGGAGC